TTGTCTGATGAAAGATCGTTTGAACTCATCAAGGCCACAATCATTAATACAATTAATGCGGTCCAAACGATCATCAACACATTTCGTATTTTTTTCATATTTCCCCCTTTTGACACGATTACTCAAAATTCTCGATATAATTCTTATATAGATTCCTTATTTTGGCAGCCTCCCTCTGCCTGATTGGAACAATATCCCCCGATATCATCTCAAAATGATCTGATGCATCTTTAATTTCGTCCATGTTGACGATATAACTTTGATGGCAACGGAGAAATCTTCCATCAAGATGCGGCTCTATATCTGACAGCTTTCCACGTGCTACATGTATAACGCCGCAAGTACAGTGGACGAGAATTGATTTATTTCGGCTTTCTATGTATTCGATGTGACGGAATTCTACCCGATGTAAGTGATCTCGGTTTTTGATAGTCAAGGCTTTCTCACGGATATCTTCCAATGTGTGTGCTACGACAGAATACATGCGTCCATGCTCAGAGCCTTTGATGATGTAATGCACTGGCAAGACGTCCAATGCGTCAAATACATAGTTTTTGTATGCTGTCCAGAAGGCAATGTTGCCATTATATCCATTTTTCCTGAGCTGTCTTGCAACATTTATGCCATTCTCATTATCAAGGACCACATCCAACACGACTATATCGTACCATTGACCGTCTGCTATATCGTCAATCAGCGGCTTTCCACTACTATAAGTGTTTAGCGTGTAACTCTTGTCTCCGCGCTTTTTCAAAAACTCATCAACATGAGCCTTAAAAAAATCAATCTGTAAAGAATTATCGTCACAAATCGCAATTTTCATGCAAATCAGTCCTTTAAATTGTCATTTTCGCCATTTGCGTTAAATAAGAATTCTATATGTTATAGTTGATTATAGCATCATGCAATATAGTTGTAAATAGACGTTTGTAGGTGATTTTAGAATGAAAAGAGTCAAAAAAGTACTAATTTTGATATCGGTTATAGTTTTTGTCAATTATATAATCCATCTTCCAATGTGCGTGGATGATTATGTACACAAGGATTCTGACATATACTCTGCTCAACACATGTGCAGGCATTCGACCTTGACCAGGAACGCGAAGGGAATTTTGAAAACAGACGGTATTATAGAAACAATAAAAATTCCACTCAAAGCGAACTTCCTTTTTGCAAAAGTAAAAATTATATTCGATATTACGAATATTCCAGTGTACCACTGGCAGTTAGCTAGAGGAAATTTAGGCGTGTCTCGTTTTATTGGACTTGTGGGTTGATATAATAAGAACGAATGTTCGGTTATATTTCCCACAAACCGGACATATACTGTAGTGTAGGCGGTAGCTGTGACAGGGAGGGTTATTTATGGATTATAAGAAGGAAATTATTGAGATGATAGATAAAATAAATGATGACAGTCTGCTTGAATTCTTCTATAGATTCATTGCCAGAGTATTAAAAAACCGGGGAAATTAATCCCCGGCTTTATTTTTGGAATAGAGAGCATCTACGTAGCCATAAACTAACTGTTGGTCGTCTTTTGGAAGATTAGTGAGTTTTTCAATACAGGACAGTAGCTGCGGATTTCCTGAGATATCTGCGACTAATTCTGCATTGTCTGGCTTATGTTCCGTCCATCCCATTAAGTAAGCAGGCGATACGCCTAATGCCTTAGCATAGTCACGCACTTTCTTTATAGAAAGTTCTCTTGAATTTTCAACCTTATTCACGGAAGATCTTGACTTATATCCAAGTTTTAATGCCAGTTCTTCTTGCGTCATGTCTAAATTTTCACGGCACTTTCTAATTCTTTCTCCTATGTTCATGGAGTTTACCTCCTTTCTGCTTACAATGAGAGTATAACATGTGTTGAAAAATATTTCAACATTTTTTGAAAATATTGTTGACAAAAATATCAACATGGGTTATAGTGTTAAATGTAGACAGAAACATCAACAAAAAGAAAGGAGGAACAGGAATGGTTGATACTCCATTGCTTGAACAGAGAATTAAAGACTCTGGAAAGAAATATGGATATTTGGCTGAGAAATTAGGGATTTCAAGGCAGTATTTCAGAATGAAATGTAAGAACAAGGCAGACTTCACAAACAGGGAAACAGATATTCTCTGTAGTGAGCTTGGAATCACATCACTTGCTGAGAAAGAAAAAATTTTCTTTAAAAAGTAGACAAAACCATCTACAAAGCTCTTGACTAGAAAGGAAGTGAAAACAGTTGAGCAGATACAAAAACAAAGTCGAAGAGTCCTTTGGAGAGATTTGGAAATTTGTTCTGGATTTGCAATATGAGACAGGCAAGATTAAAAAAGCTGTTCTGACAGGGGAAAAAGGCGACTTGAAGATGCCCGAAGAAATTCCAAGTGAGCAGACGGATAACGAATATCTGAAAGAGCAGTTCGGAATATATTCACGATATGTGAAATCATTATCCATCTGCACACACGTTTTAGCAATTATCTCAATAATTTCTCTAATAATTGCAATAGTGGCTCTGATTGTATAGAAATTGAGAAAAGACCGGTAATTAGCGCAATGATGGACAGAACAGTTGTTATCCAAAATCTGGATATATCTTGAAAATATGCTTTCATGGCGACTTCACCCGCTTGTGTGATTTCATATGCGTGATCTTGCGACCTTGAACGCATAAAGCACTTTTTACTGAAAAGGTATCTGCAAGCATCTGCTTCACGCTGATTACCAGGAGTAAATCCACAATTTCTTAAAGCTTTTTTCAATATTTTATATTGATATCTTGTTATCAAATGAACACCTCCCATCTACTGGGAGTATACCACAAGAAAGGAGTAAATATATGAGTAGATCACTTGAAAAAAGGATTCGTTCATTGGAAAGAAGAGCTGCCAGTCTTGAATCGCAGCTTCAAGACCAGCAACAAATTATTTCTTCTCAGCGTCCGAACGTCCGCCCTGAATCACTCTTAGACCAGGCGGCTCATGATGTTCAGTCAGGTGTTCGTATTCCAGCATTCCGAATGAATCTAGGTAATCGAACATTATTTGAACAGAAGACTGAATAGATGTATTTACGGCGTTTCTGATGATTTGTAATTGTTCTTTTGATATGCAAGGTTCAGTTTCAGATAGGCCTTGCAACAGACTGTGAGCAATATTAGCAGAGTTTTCAGTCAGAATTCTTTCAACATCAGAGTTAATGGCCGACATAAATTCATCATAAGTCATTTTCACACCTCCTTTCTCAAGGAGAGTATAGCACAAAAAGAAACAAAACAGCATAAATATCATAGTTTATTAGGAAAGGAGAAATTGTAATGGCAGTAATCAAAACAATTAAAAAAGGGTCTGGGGTAATCAGAATACATGATGATTACTGCAAAGATAATACACCGGAAGACAATCAGAGGATTGTAGATGAGTGTTCAAGAATTATCTTGAGCTACTATCGAAGAAAAGAAGCAAATTTGACGTAAGTGCCCCGGAGGGAGTCGACACCTCCACCCCGGAGCCGTAAACCACTAAAACAGTCTTAGCGGATTACAGGACAATCATAACATTTCTTCCTGTATTTCGCAAGAGAACAGGAGGATTTTTTATGAAGAAAACCGAGGGTAAAAGCACAATGGATAGCGCAAAAGTAACCAGTTTTGAAGATTTTGAAAGTTTCTATGCAGTGGAAGTCGTAAGAGAAGCCAAGAAACAGACACAGAAATGGTTCTATGCATGGGGAATTACCATGGCGGCATTGATTCTTTCGAATGCAGCATGGGTATTCCTTAGATAGAGGGGTGCGAATGAAGAAATATCGTAAACGAGAAATTTTGATGTCAATAGCAATCGGAATCCTTTTAACATTCCTACCAGCATGGGAGTGGACAAATGGGCTTGATCGGATTCTGACAGCAGCAATCATAAGCCTGATTCTGATAGGAAATTTATGAAAGGGAGAAAAAATGAACGATGAGAAAATTAAGGAATTATTTGAACTGTGCCTGAGAGTTTCAAGTGAAACAACGGCGCATGTGAATTTTGACTATACGGCGTGTGACGACATATCCAGAGTTTATATTTATGTATTTAATGATGCAGGGGAGATCGTAAAGCATTTTTCAGTGTGCCAGTTTTACGAATTTCCGTCTGAAGCTGGAAGTTTTGAGGGTGCGAAGAAATGTCTTCTGGAACTGCTTATTAATGGGAGGTGTCCGTTAAATGAATCTTGAAGAATTAAGACTTCTCCCGAAGTGGGATATGGTCCTTGCAGTAAATATCTTGCTAGAGGAACTGAACAGACGAAATGCCCCTATTGTTGACTGGGAGAATTCAGATATGTTTATCGACCATCTTGAGTATCACGCCGCTGATTCCATTCAGAACGGCAAGACAGTTCCGGGCATGGGAGATAAGTCAGACGCGATCTATTGTTTTTTTAAGCAGTTAAAGGAGCCGGTCTATGAACGAGAGGATACAGGAAGTACTGAGACTGATTGATGTTCAGCTTGCACTTGCTCCAGACAATCCAATAGAGGAGCAGTATAAGGCGAGAACGTTGTCAAGTTATGTGCAGACTTTAAATGGGCTTTTGACAGCTCAGAAATCATATAAGGAGGAGAGTATCAGTGAGTGAATTTGAAATCCGTATTCCGGCAAGGAAAAAGCAACCGGCAACTGATAAGGATAACCCGGTTGTGAAAGTATCAACAGGTGCCTACAACGCACTGGTTGAAATTTATAACGAATCAACCTTATCAATGAAAGATATCGCAAGTTTGCTGATCGTTGAGGGCAGTAAGCATGTAGTTTATGACAAGGAGGAATGACAATGGCAACACCAGTATTGATTATTGGAAAATCTGGTTCTGGCAAGAGTACCAGTCTTAGAAACTGTCAGAATGAACGCTGGAATCTTATTAGAGTATTGAATAAACCGCTTCCATTTAAAGGAAAAATTGACGGATGGTTTACAGATGATTACCAACAGTTAATGAAGTGCCTGATCGCATCAAAAGCGGAGTCAATTGTGATTGACGATGCAGGTTATCTTATCACGAATCATTTTATGAAAGGACACGCTTCTGCCGGAAAAGGCAATGCGGTGTTCGCTCTGTACAATGATATCGGAGACTATTTCTGGCAGTTAATCCAGTTTATTGTCACGAAAGTTCCGCAAGACAAGATTGTTTACCTTATGATGCATGAAGAAAAAGACGATTCCGGGGAAGTAAAACCTAAGACAATTGGTAAGCTTCTGGACGAAAAAGTTTGTATCGAGGGCATGTTTACCATCGTTCTTCGCTGCATCGAAGAGAGCGGAAAACACTTATTTGTTACTCAGTCCAGTCAGGGAGCAGTAAGCAAATCCCCGATTGGAATGTTTGACAGTTTGACTATTGATAACGATCTTGCAGAAGTAGACAAGGTTATCAGAGACTACTACGAATTAGGAAAAGGAGAAAATAAAGATGAATAAACCAGCAATGTATGATACTACACAGGCAGCAGGAGAATTCGAACCGATTAAACTCGGCGGACACAAGATGGTGATTAAACAGGTGTCCGAACGTCAGTCCCAGGGCGGACTGAATATGATCGTTGTCCTGTTTGATTTCGCAGATGGAGACGAGCAGGCAGGTTACTTTATGAAGCAGTTTGAGAACGATATTCGCCCAGACAAGAAATACCCGAATGCAGGCACAAACTACATGGTTATTGACGAGAGTGTAGATTATGGTGTTCGTAATCTCAAAACATTCATTACATGCGTAGAAAAGTCAAATCCGGGCTTTGCTGTTAAGTGGGGCGATAACTTCGGACAGCAGTTTAAAGGCAAGCTGATCGGTGGCATCTTCCGTCTGGAGAAAGACTGGTACGACAATAAAGAAGTGAAACGCCACAAGCTTGCATGGTTCCGCAGTATTGAAGGAATCAAAGATGCAGATATCCCAGAAGAGCGTACCACAAAAGCCTATGACGATCATCTGAAAGAAGAAGCTATCATGGGAGCGAACCCGTCAGGTACAGACTTTATGAGTATTCCAGATGGAATTGACGAAGAACTTCCTTTCAATTAAGAGGTGATTTTGTGAAAATTGCGGTAGACAAAAACCAGTTTTCCGGTTCACATGGAAAGTCAAATTCTGTTAAACACAAACAAATGGAAAATATGGGGGCGATTCTTGTCCCTGTACCACTTCCATTTGGCGATTACTGTAAGATTACAGATGAGATTCAATCTATTATTGACAGCAAAAAGAAAGTATGTAAAAAGGATCTGGAAACAGTTATTCCATTATCTATAGATACAAAAAAAGACCTTCAAGAGTTATATGGAAATGTATGTGCTCAACATGAGAGATTTAAAAGAGAGCTGTTAAAGCCTATTGACAATCAATCAAAGCTAGTCATTCTTTGCGAACACGGTGAGGATGTAAAGTGTCTTGAAGATGTGTATTTTTTTTACCAGCCAGAAATGGAACGGTTTCGTTGGAGAACAAAAAACATCAATGGGAGAACAATACGAATGAAAGAAAAATATATTCAGAAAGAAATTAAAGGAGTTTCTCTGTTTCGCTCCCTTTGCACTATCAGAGACCGATATAACGTCCAGTTTGAATTCTGTACAAAAGAAGAGACTGGACGGCGAATCGTGGAGTTGCTGACATGACGAAAGAAGAAATTAAGCAGCAGAACAGCATGAGAGATGTTCTTTTCAGATACGGAATGATTCCGAACAGAGCTGGCTTTATCAGTTGCCCATTTCATCCCAGTGACCGTACTGCTTCATTGAAAATTTACAAAGACAGCTACTATTGCTTCGGATGTGGCGCGTCAGGAGATATTTTTACTTTCGTTCAGAATATGGATAATTGCGATTTTAAGACAGCTTTTCAGATTCTTGGCGGAACTTACCAGAAACCAGATTTTTCTTCCAGAATGGCAATATATCACCATCAAAAACAGATGGAAATGCAGCAGAAGGAAGAACAGAAGAAAAAGACCGAGTTGCAAGAATGCATGTCTGATATAGATTTCTACCGGGCTATCCTCGACAGAGTGAAACCATTGTCTGACGGATGGTGTGAAGCATGGAACAGGTTGCAACTTGCACTATATCACCATGGATTCATAACAGGACTGGAAGAAGGTGATTAAAAGTGGAAATGATAAGCAAGCTCACGAAGGACTCTATTCTGGATGAAGAAGTGTTTGACGAGATATTCAAGCAGGAAGATGAGATTTACAAGGCACGTTTGACATTGACTCTTCTGGACAGAGCCAAGGAGCTTGGCGTAAAGAAAAAATTTGAGGATTTGCTTAAGGCTTACACGAAAGTACAGAAGCAAATGATCGAGAAAGAGAAAAACAATAGGACGTTGTCTATGCTGAACCAGTGGACTAATTTCTCTGATTGTGAATATGACAGAATGAAGTGTCTTAACTGGGTGGCGGATGATGATGGAATCAGAATATCGAATACTAATCCAGGATCGCCGGATATCATAGCTTGTTATCACCCTATACTTCCAATAGAGCGAATGAAGAATCTGGAGACTGGAGAAGAACAGATAAAGCTAATCTATAAGAGAAATAATAAATGGTCCGAGGTTATTGTACCGAAAACCATGGTTGCATCATCTACTAAAATCGTTGGCTTGTCTGCGCTTGGAATTTCAGTAACATCTGAGAATGCGAAGTTTCTTGTGCGGTATCTGTCAGATGTCGAGAATGCAAATGACGATTATATCAACATTCAGTATTCATCCAGCAAAATCGGGTGGATCAGGGATTATTTTCTTCCTTATGACAAAGACATTGTATTCGATGGAGATATGCGGTTCCGACAACTGTATGAAAGTATCAGTGTAGGCGGCAGCAGAACAGAATGGTATGAACATGTAAAAAAGGTTCGTGCTACTGGAAGAATAGAGCCGAAAATCATGTTGGCTGCAAGTTTTGCCAGTATTCTGATTAAGCTTGTTGGCGCACTTCCGTTCTTTGTAGACCTCTGGGGAGAAACTGAAGGCGGCAAGACTGTGACGCTTATGTTGGGAGCTTCCGTCTGGGCGAATCCGGGTGAATCTAGGTACATAGGAGATTTCAAGACAACAGATGTGGCTCTGGAAGCAAAGTCTGATATGCTTAACAATCTTCCACTAATTCTGGATGATACTTCCAAGGTATCTGCCAAGATTAGAGATAACTTCGAGGGCATTGTGTATGACTTGTGTTCCGGCAAAGGAAAGAGCCGCTCTAATAAGGAGTTGGGAGTGAACCGGGAGAATCGCTGGCAGAACTGCATTCTGACCAATGGTGAACGTCCGCTTGCAGGATATGTCAGCCAAGGTGGAGCTATCAACCGAATTATTGAGGTCGAGTGTTCTGAAAAGATATTTGATGATCCACAGCTTACCGCAGATACCCTTAAAAAGAACTACGGATATGCAGGAATCGACTTTGTGAACGCAGTCAAGGAAATGTCCATTGATGATATAAAAGCCCTGCAAAAGCACTATCAGGAGCTTATACAGGACGATGACAAGATGCAAAAACAAAGTATATCTATGAGTATCATTCTGGCAGCAGATAAAATCGCAACAGATCAGCTGTTCCATGATGGTCAGTACATTGACATTGAGACGGCTAAGAATCTTCTGACAGAGAAAGAAATGGTATCTGAAAACGAACGTGCTTACTGGTTCGTGCTTGATAAGATTGCCATGAACGGAATTAAATTCGATGATAACCCAGATATAAAAACAGAAAGGTGGGGAATTATCGACAATGATCCGGTAGAGAAAACATCAACTGCAATAATCTATAGCGCAGCGTTTGATGATTTATGCAAAATCGGAAGATTCTCCAGAAAAGCATTTTTGTCATGGGCTGTTAAGAAGGGACTTGTGGAAACCGACAGCAGAGGTTATCCGACCAAAGCAAAGAAACTGGACGGAATTGTCACCAAATGTGTGTTTTTGAAAATTGTAGATGAAATTCCGAAAGGATTCGTGAATTGCAATGATGATTTTGAGATTACAGACGATATTGTGTTTGATTAACAAACAATTCGTTCAAAAGGTAACCGGGTAACCTAGGTAACCTTTGATTCTGCATATATATATTTGAGTATTTATATGCACATATTGAGTATAAAAGTTTCCCTATATGAGAAAGTCAGGGTTACTCGGTTACTCGGTTACCATGCAGTAAAATCAATGGTTTGCGGATTTTTGAACGGTTACGTTTCGGTTACTATCGGTTACTCATAAAGAAGGTGAATAATGAAAGTAGAAGCTAAAGATATTCCGGTCATGCACAAGTTCATGCCAGAGTTTTGGAACGCAATAAAAGAATTTTACAATGTGAAAAACGATGATGAATATTTTGATGCATTACATAAAAAAATCGAGGATTTATATGAAATCTATCCAGACAGTTTGGCAAGGTATCTGTCTTTGGCCTTTTACAAATGGGCTGAGGATGTGTCAACAGGGAAATGCAAAATATAAGAAACATGGAAAAGAATGTCGTATAAGCACAGCAATGGAAGTACAAGGAGTGGAGTGGCATTGAATGTGCTATGGAGAAGCGCATCAACGAAGTGAATTGAAATGCAAAGGCACAGCCGAGAGAAGAAACGCAAAGGAATTGCTACGAAAGGTTCTGAAATGATGTGCATGGCTGTGGCAGAGCCTGGAAACGAGGTGCGGTGCAGAGGCAAGGGAACGAATAGCTATGCGAGGAAAAGCAAAGATGCGCGATGGAACTGAATAGTATAGGTCAGCCAGGGAGAAGAGTAGTACGGCAATGTAAGAAAACTATAAAAATTACAAGGAGAATAGCAGAATGAAAGAATTAAAAGTAAGATTGACATTTTTGGAAGAAATTTTAGGAACAGCAAGTGCAGACCCGGAAATCCACGAAACATTTATTGCTTCGAATGCACCAGACGCACCAACAAGAAAAGAAGAGATTGAAGCAATCGGAATTGAAGAAGTGATTGAGAAATCCATGACCATATTCCCGAGAGATAACGGTGTACCGATTTACTGGGATTACCAGATTAAGGGCTTTTTCAAAGATGCTTGTGGAATGATGAGAAAGGTAACTGGTTCAAAATCTTCAAAAATTAAGGCTTACAAAAAAGAAATTGACGGTCTAATTTTCGTTGAAGAACGCAAAATTCCAATTCATTTTGAAGGTGAAACAGGAACTTGCCAGAGGCCACTGAGAGGACAAACACCGCAGGGTGAAAGAATTGCACTGGCAAATAGTGAGACAATACCTGCCGGAAGTTGGATTGAGTTCACAATCAAGTGCTTATGCGATAGCCATGAAGCAGCAGTCAGAGAATGGCTTGACTATGGAGAACTGAGAGGCATCGGACAGTGGCGTAATTCAGGTAAGGGCCGCTTCAAATGGGAAGAAATATAAAAGCATGACAGGAGTGATAGAAATGCCATATAACACAGCAAGAAAGTACTATGAGGGTATCCAGACAAGGAAAGACATATATCTGTACATCATAAGATACTTGAAAGAACATAATTATCCGCCAAGCATTCCAGAAATCGCAGCAGGTCTGAGCATATCTAGCCATACCGTGCAGAATCATTTCGGCGAATTACTGGAAAGTGGTTTACTTGCGACAGACAACCCCGGTACGCCACGAGCGTATCGAGTGACAGGATATAAGTTCAGAAAGGTGAAGGAAAAATGAGTAGCAAGTTAAAAGTCAAGAAAAAGACCAGATTTCCTGTTCAGACTTCTAATCAGGCAGCTCAGGCGTTCGGGCGTTCAATGCAGATCTGTTATAGACAAATAAAAGACGTAGAGCAGCAAGCCTACGAGGATGGATTCACTGTTGGTGAAGATTGGAGTAACACGATCAACACTGTCACAACCATGATGGCTCTGAGGCGTTTATATAGCTTTTCCACGAAGCGATTGCTTGATGTGATAAGAACTGCCAATGAGTACGTTGAAATGGCAAATAGAGGTGAAATGAGCGTTCTGAACATGATACAGGACATTGAAAAGAACACAGATGTAAGATTTGACGAGATGAATAAGAATCTGGTTAAGAAGATGGGAGTATAGAATCATGGAGGACTGCACGATAGCGTGTCAGTTGCTTACATGGGGAAAGTGAGGATGAAAAATGAAATTCAAAAGTAACGCTAAGTATAACGAAGAACCTAAAACCGGAAGTATTTTCGCCTTGGAATACAATTCTTTAAAAATCGTTATTCACAAATACGTCGGTTACGGAGATGCACTGTTTCTCAACTGTAGTACATTGGGTGTTTTCAACTGCAATCTCGGAACAGAGGATTTTAACGAAGCTGTCAGCAAAGCGAAAGAAGTTGTCATGCGTGAAGTTAAGAAAATCAGAGAAGATGCTTACAGATTTTGTATGGATAACAACATTGAAATCGTCAGATATTAGGAGGACGCAAAATGTTAATCAGAAGTCAGGATAAAAGAATGATTGTAAATTTCGACAATATTTGCACAGTATCAGCGTTTCCTGAAAAGGATAGTGAGGATATCTATGTCGAAGATGGCACAGGCTCACTCATGGTCGGAAGATATTCCACAAAAGAAAAAGCCATAAAAGTACTGGATATGATTCAGGAAGCCTATGTAAATGGGCATATTGATTATCAGATGCCAGAGGACAGTGAGGTGTAAGTATGAACAAGACCAATATTGGCTCTTTGAAACATGGAGATGTTTTCCAATATAAATGCGAAATGTATAGAGCTGGACATGTAATCGAAAATACAGATGGATATGTTTCTTGCACAAATATCAAAACACGCAAAGTTGAAAGGCTTTACATAGATACAGAAGTGGAGGTGGAAGTATGAGCCATATCAAAGACAGATTATCGGATTATCATGATTTCATGAAGAAACTTGTGGATGACCACCAGATGGTTTTGGCAAGCGATGTTATGGATATGATAGAACAGCTTAAGGATGATCTGGAACAGGACGAGAAAGAAAATGGTTGGATTCCAGTCAGTGAGAGATTACCGGAAGACGGAACATATATCACTACTTTAGACGGAGAGCTTGTCGGACAGGAAGAACCATTCACGGGAATGTGCGGTATCGAAAATGGAAAATGGGATGATGAAGACTGTGTTATTGCCTGGATGCCACTTCCAGAACCATATAAGGAGGACGAGCCATGATTACATTCTTATTAGGGCTTACACTTGGAATCATAGTCGGAGTGGTCGGTCTTGTATGCGTAGCGATCATGTACGACAAGCGCCACCCAGACGATTAGAAAGGAGAACGGTATGCTGACAAGGAATAAGAAGCTGAAAGACTACGGTATTCCGGCAGATGACATTGAAAAACTGAATACGATGCTGAAAGACTTCCCGGCAGAGTACGGATACCTGCTTTCTGGTGCTGCCTTGTCAGCTTGCCCGAAAAACACGGTGATAGCGGATATGGTAATTGAGAATATCTTACACCGGAAAAGTTACAGAAAAATCAGCAAAGAAAGATATATCCCGATGAATCCGAAAGACTTCTACGGATACAGGCGCAAGACCGTCGCTGTACTGTATGAGAGGATGCGGTTGTTGGGAGTGTGGGAGGAAAAATAAATGAAAGAATATAAATGTCCA